CAGATTCAACCGCCTTTTGCATACCCTTGCCCGTGCCCGTAAATCATGAAGACCTCGCTCATCATCGACCTTGCCGGGAACTTGCAATCCCGCTCCCGCCAGTATGCCCAGGCCCTGACCGGGCTTTCGGAGACGGGGCGGCGATCCTTCGCCGCCCTGCGCTCCAGTGCCGTCAGCCTGGGACGCGGCATCGATGCCGTAAGCAACCGCTACACGGCAGCCATTGCCGGTATGGGTGCCACATGGAAGGCCACCCAGGCGGTCATGCACTCGGCCTCCCTGGACAAGCAGCTTGCCAGGATAACGCGCACGGCGGGCGTATCCCGCGCCGCCGGAGAATCCCTGCGCCGGGAACTGTATGCGCTTTCGGAGCAGACAGGACAGAGCGTGGATGAACTGCTGCAAGGCTTTTCCTCTCTCGTCCAGTCCGGCCAAAGTTACGATGAAGCTCTGGCGACGACCAGAGCGTTGGCTCCGGCTATGGCCGTTACCGGCGCCAGCGCTGAAACTCTGTCATCCGCCATGACCGTGGCCGCCCAGAATTTCAAGTTCGACCTGTCCGATGTGAAAATGGCCAAGCTGCTTCTGGATCAAATGACCAAGGCGGGCGATCTGGGCAATGCCGAGCTGGAACACCTGGCCGACATCTTCGCACGCGTGGGCGGCAATGCCAGGAATGCGGGCTTGTCCATGACGGACACACTGGCCCTGATCGAACAGATGTCCCTGGTGGAAAAACAGCCTGAACGCCTGGCCACGCTTGTGGATTCAACTCTTCGCCTATGGAACAACGAGAACTACCGCAAGCAGGCCGAAAAGGTCACGGGCGTCAAATTCTTCGACGAAAAGGGCAACCGGCGCAATGCCTTCGACATCCTAGCCGAGATGTCCGCCAAATACGGCAAATTCACCACGGACGAAATGCGCTCCAAAGGCCTGTTCGCCGCTT